GGAGCTGGCGGCATTGATAATAAGGTTGGAGGCGGCTTTCTGTTTGGTTCGGGCATAGGAGGTGCCCAATTTAGCCGCCCGGCCATCGAGTACCGGATACTTTTTGTCGTCCAATAGTTTCCGTTCAAATTGCACTCCGCCGGCGTATTCCTTTGCTTCAATCTTTCTGTAGTATCCAGGGGCAATACTCAAGAAAGTCAACTGGCCATTGAAGGTAGGAATATCCGGTAGATCACCGATCTCGAAGAATTCCTCAAACGCACTTTCTGAAGGCAACTTGGTATAAACTTTATCGATTATCCCAAATCGCCCCTCCCATGCAGAAGAGGAACCTTCAGATACCTCTCTCAGCCGTTTGTCAAGTAATCTTGCAAACTGCGCACTATCCATTGGTGTAGGCATTGTATTTTATCCTCCTTACGCTCTGGCTGCGCCGACGAAGTGAATATGCCCAAACTGGAAATAGACACATTCCTTCCCGGCAACAGACAGGTCAAGCCAAAGCACGTTCAAGCCCCAGTGATCCGTGGCCGGATCTGCGGCCCCATTGATGAAAACAGATTCCGTATCGGTCTGCCCTTTAGAGTAGCCAACCCTTAACGGAACGCCAACAACGGTATCCCCAACCGCTATGTCGTAGGGGAAATAATGCTCCACTGTCTTTACCGTTGTGCTGGCATCCGTTGTCACCCGATAAATCCCCTTATTTCCTCCAGTGCGGAAATACACGGTAACAAGATCCGCGCGGTGAGTAACCGGGTTGATTGCCGACGTGGTAAAGCCTGCTCCCGTGGAAGACCCGGTAGATACCGTTCCTACGGTCAACGCCGTCCCAATCGTAGTGGCAAAGATACTGCCTTTGATGATCGTGCCGGGTTGAATCAGAGCAACCTTAACGGATGCGCTCGTATCACCCTTGGGAATCATATCGCCTTCCATCAACACAAACTCGGTTGTGTTTGCGTGCGGACTTGCCGAAGTGATGGACTCGCTAAGCGACGTTGCACTGTATGACGGGGACCGTTTGTTTGTGCCAATTACAACACCGAAGGGTATAGCTTCGTTAGTTGTGTCGTAAGCCCCAGATGCCGCAGCCAGGGGCAAAACACCGTCAGAGCCAGCCTTTACCAATTGGCCGACATAGAGAGTGTCAAAAGAACCACCATTGCAGTCCACCGGATACCAAAGCGCATGTGGACTACCAGAATGAATATCAAACATGGTTAAACCTCCTTGGTTTCATCGCCAATTCATTGAGCCGCAATTCCAGCAGCTCCCTATATTGACGGGATAATGATCGTGTCTAATCGGCCTTGGATTTCCATCCGGACCGATCTCCAATATTCCTTCGTGGTCGTGGTCAACGTGGCCAACGGTAATCATGGTTGCGTAATTGACCTGACCATCTACATATCCATCTTTTTGCATAATGTAACTTGGGAAACGGAGTATTCTGTCGCGGTCTTCAAATGCGTAATCCTTGACAACTCTACCGTCTCCATCTCCTATGCTGGCCTTATGACTATCAACGATGGCTCCACATTGTTTACACCGGAAATAGCGGTTAGCGTCATTGTTGTCGCCACCAAGGTTTTTCCCCTTGATGGGCAATGCCCGCTTGTGTAAGCGCAGTTTCCGTGATCGGTAAGTCATCGTTTTTATCTCTGGCCAATGTATGCCGGGGCTTCGCCTTCAAGACTACTTTTAACGAAAGCAGCAATTTCTTCTTCCTTCTTCCCTTTAGACCGGAGGTAGTCAACATATTCCTGGGCTACGGGATCTAATTTGGGAAGAACAGTTTCTTTCATCGTAACTCTTGAAGTACCGCTTAACCCGGTTGCGACTTCCTCTTTATTTCTATTAAGAGGAATTTCTTTGCCAATTTTCCTGGATGAAGCAAGTTTGGCATAGTAAGCAGCCTTAGCCTTGCTGTAGTTTATTTCCGCATCAAGGTTGGGATTGCCAGTGAGAATGTCCTTGAAATTGGCATCCATTTCTTTCAAAATATCCCCATGAACTTCAGGATCATTCCCCTTAAATCCGAAAACTGTCTTTCTGTAGCCCGAATGGTATTCCTGCGTTTTTTTCAGCTTTTCTTCATCCCGGTAACTAAGATATTGCTCTAATTCCTGCGGCGTGGTTATGTATTCGGGAAAGTTCGGCTTTACCTCTTCCTTTTTAACGAATTGGCCACGCAGGATTTCCATCAACTCATTCGTCTGTTTCCGTTGCTCCAAAAGCTCTTCCTCGACACGGGCCAACTTGCGACCAAGACGAGAGCGTTCCTTATGCTCTTCTTCGGCGGCAAGTTCTTCTGGCGTTTTATCGAGTTGAATTTTTGGTCCGGGAATACCTTCATCTTTCTTTTCTTCTAAAACTGTTTCCAGAACTCTACCTTCGGCGGCAGCATCAAGTTCAGCGTCGGTAACGGTTGGCGTTATAACGGTCACTTCATCTGCATCGGCCTTGGGTTTTTCTTCGTCTGACATTTTGTCCTCCTTTTTAGGATGGAAATAAAAAGGGGTAGAAACCATTTCTGGTCGCTACCCCTGATTCTTTCAGTAGGTATTCTTACTTCTTATTTAATCAGAAAGTATCCATTTTTCTCCATTCCAGATTTTGTTATACTTCTTTTCCATTACTAAAGCTAACGTAATTTGTTCTGGAGAACGTAAATTAACATTTTTTCTTGTTTCGGTATAAGAACTATCATCGGCAAAAACATGTAATGCAAAAAAAAGACCACTGTACGAATAATCATTAACAATCATTTTCTGCAATTGGTCTTGGGAAGGGAGCCAAATCATCTCCATTTTTGGATACCATCCATTGCTCAGCTTTAAAGGGCTTAGAGAAGCTAAGGCATCATTCCATTCTCTAACTATTGCCAAGTAATTAGGCATTACAAAATCTCCAATTTGTGGTTGCCATTCTTTTTGTACTTCTTCTGCTTTCTCGCACATCTTGATGTATTCCCTGCTTGTATCCATCTTAACCCTCCTTGTTGGAACAGTTATTTAATCGACGTTGTCTTTTTTATAATAACCAACTTCCCCGCCTCGGTTTTTAATTCCACGGAGCCATAGAATTCCGGCTCAATGACTTTCTTATCCTCCAATATTTTAATTATTTCTTTTTTGTCGTTTTCGGTAAGTTTGGTCATTTTATTCCCCTTACCTCTTTGATGTTCTCGCTGTACTTATTTATAATATCATATATCTTGTCAAGCCTTGTTTTTAAGTATCGGAATTCGGCAAGTTCCTGTGATTCGGCTTTTTCATCTACTATCTTTTGTAAAAGTTCTTCAAACCTGTTCACGTCCATCTTTAAAATATCATTCCCCAACGGAGAATTCCAAGAGTCTAAAAACTGCTGTTGGCGACGTAGAATCTGCATCGTAAGATTCCCGCGCTTATCGCCATACTTCTCAAAAAACTTAAAAATGTCATCCGGTCGTGGAAGATCAATACTCATTTTTCACCCTGCCCTATCATTCCTTGAGACATTCCGCCTCTCGTCCCCATTTCCATAGGACTCATCGGCAATCCTGTCTGATTAGATGTCGGCATTCCCATGTTTGCTGGAGCATTGCCCTGGGGCACTACTGGGGCGTTTTCATCCAAGAGTGCATCCCTAAAATCCTCATATTCTGCGCCTAAAAGTTCAAAGGCTTTAATGAGTAACTTGTTGAGAAGCGCTGGCGTTTTGGGGTTAGCGGAATTAGCTACCCTACCTATCAACTGATCCACCATCTGCAGTTTTCGGTACTTGTTGTACTCCATTTCTATATTTTGAGATAAGGGAATGTAGGTGTATTGGCTTTCAGGATCAAAAGAATAGACTTCCTCGCCCATAATGGCGATAGCTGTTTTTTGATCCATGAACTGCCATGACATTTGTAAGTCCATCCAGTAAACCTCACAGAGCAAGGTATGTTCCACGGTAAGGGATTTATAGTTTCCTCGGGAATCAGTTCTTGTTTCAGACCCGGCAATTGCCGTGGCCGTGGTTGATGCTGCCCCTGGAAGCTGACCCATTGTGGTAGGGAAAATCGAAGTTATCTTCTGACCCTGGTTCTGGAGCATCCCGATCTGATTAATGGCACCTACCGGGTTATCCTTTATTTGTAGTTCTATTAAATCGTCTTTCGGATTCTCAAGTTTAATAATTCCTTCAGGCTCGATCACTACATGGCTACTGTCTTCCAAAGAGTACTTGTTCCCTTTAAAAGAAGGAAGCGTAGCCAACATGGTTCGGTCTTGCGCGATATTAAAGGTGTCATTTATGGCTACGTTAATATCCCTCATGTACTTTCCGTCTGAAAGTCCGCTGTCTTTTGTCGGGTGAATATAGCAAAGACCACGGATTAAGGGGCGATAAGTAAGGCCATTTTTTGTTCTACAAAATTGTGGTTGAAAACGAATCATAACCCTACTGCTACCGGATACGGCATAGGTAACAATCATCTCCACAAGTTCCGCATCCTTCATCGGCTCTCCATGTTCGTCAATGCCTGGTTCTGCTAATTGCGGATGGCCGTTAGCGTCTCGCTTAGTTACTTTCGCCCAATACACACCGAATCTTTCAAGAATCGTATAGGGTTTAGTAGGCGATTTCTCCGATTTCTTTTTCTGCTCTTCTTGTGCTCTGGCCTTTTCCGATTCCGTTTGAACCGGAGGAGAAATTTTATCTCCTGATGTCTGAGTTTTCCCGGTCAGTAAATCGAGATTGATGTATCCGTTTCGCTTTTCGTTCTTTTTCAATTCCTCATAGGTCATCTCGGAACGAATGATGATCCATTCCTTGTCCTGAGCGGAGTAACAATAATTATTGGAATATGCCACGTCTTTAGGGGAAATGACATCATAGTTGAATTGGTCAATAACTGGGATTTGGCCTAAAACGGGTTGTTGAAAACTAACCGTTGCCGGTTCTTGCATGAATCTATCGATGATCTGGTTTCCGTAAATATCAACATCCAATTCCCTTGAAATCGTTTGGTAGCCAACAATTTCCGGTCTTGTCTCTTTTTCCCACCAGCACTTAAGCCAAACCATTCCCATGAGAGAATTAACAAGCCTTGCTCTCATGTATTTTTGATAGTGATTTATTCTTCGATTATTCAAAGAAGCGTTGATTAATTTTTTTGCCGCTCGGCATTTTGGCTTTGCATCTTCCGTCCCGTCCTCGACATATACGTCAACAAAGTCCCTGGTCTTGAAATACTGATTCGCCATCATGGAAGCATCTGTCTGCATGATTGCCACGAATTCTCCAAGATCAATATCACTCATCCACTCGTAGTTTTTAGCTGAACGCACACCTTCAAGCATATCTATTGCGGAATCGAAATCGTTTAACTCCGCCTGAATATTTTGTGCGCCAACATCCCATTCGTCTTTGATGACGGAGCCTATGTAGCCTTCGATGTTTTCATTGAAGCGGTGATTTTTATCCATTTTTTTTCTTTCCAACCGGAATTTTAAAAATCGTTCCAGAAAATATAGATATTTCTGGAATACAACCTACAGCATTAAATTCTTCAATAGAGGGAACATCTATTTTTAGTTGTGACTCTTTTTTACCCGACGATAAAAAAGCATTTCGGATAAAGATCTTCATCTTTTTAACATCTACATCGAAGCGAATATAAATCTTATATCTTCCCTTGGCGGTAATAGGAATCTTAATTTCTCGATGTTTAAGATGGGTAAGCGGTTGTCTATCAACCGCATCCAAAACTATGTTTTTATCCATTTTTTTCCAACTCTTCTTTTAGATCATTCCAATAAGATTCGGTTGAAGAGTTATTGTCTTTTTCAGTTCCAAGGTAATTAAACCATGCCTCTCCAGCTTCATGAAAAACAGACCAAAATGCCTTTTTAATTTCATCTTCCGTGTATTTTTTATCCATCTTTCACCTAATGCACGACAAAGTAAGGTGCCGATATTTCCATCTTCAACTCTTTCTTGCAGTATCGGCATCTAATTTTCTCGCCAAAATATTTTAGCGGAACCATCACCCTAAAGAGTTTATTGCAATGGCGACACCACATTTCATAAACCGGCATTGGCTACCTCGTTGCCTGTTGCGCCTTAAAATATTCCTTCTTCGGCGGCAGATACCAGGTTTCTTCTCTCGATCTCGGCACGTTGGCACAATTAAAGCCTCGGTGCTTAAGAAGTCCTTCTAAACACATTACGAAATGGCTCCACTTGGAATTGGCCTTGTCCGGCTGATCGTTATTGACCAGCATTTCCTTGTTTTCGTATTCCTTCTTGCGCCAGTTCTTTAAACTCATCGCAGTCTGCTTGCAATTATCCAAAATCCAGAGTGTAGGCAGATTAGTTTTTATGCCATTCACTTGTTGAACATTATTAAACGGCTTACCGCAGATCATGGAGTTACGCAACCGCTTCCTGATTTCATCCGTTCCTTTCGGAGACTTGGTATCCCAAGAATTCCAGAATCCACCAGTACCTTGCCCGTCTTTTTTAAGCGCGTAAAAATAACGGTTGACGTCATCAATGACTTTTGTGCCCGTGTTGGACTGCACCGTGGCGGCCAGGGGATCAATCAAATTTATCTTGTAATCGAAGTCCTGGCTCTGGCTGGCTACGGTTTCCACAATCTGATGCGTAACGAAATTTGCCGGGTCGGGATTCCATTCGTTCCAAACAAAGGCTTCATCGGTACTCGTCATAAATGCCCATGTAATCGCCCACGGGATATGTTGATGATAGTCGATTTCTCTCGTATGTAGGACATTGTGTGGGATTCCGTTTGGAAAATATTTTTCTTTTTTTATGAAGTGGATTCTCCAATCGAATTGTTTAAAAATGGCGCCCGACATTCGAGTAGGGATACCATATCTTGCCACAGCGATTTCATTAGGATCGTCATAAATTCCAAGAATTTCTTCGATAACTTCCTCCTTACCTTTATATAGGGGGTTGTCGTCTGTTGCCGACATGATGACACAAATATTTTTGGTTGAGTCCGTTGTTTCTTTGATTTTGTAATTCTGATTTCTTTCTTTTTTAAAATATTCAATAATGGTAGGGGAACGATAAATTACACTCGCCCTCTCATAAAGTTCGTCTATGATCCAACTGGCCATTTCCTTAATGGTGCAACCGATTATATTGTCTCCCCCATGACCGCTAACTTTTGCAGTGAGTAGGCGAGGGACTTGCTCTTGGTGAAATTTTAATGGCGATTCTTCATCCTCATAAATCGACCATCTATCTACGCCAGCTTGTGATTGCCAGTCTTGATTATAGGAAGAAAATTCAACTAAAATGTCTGACCCACCTTGGCAATCACGAAGTGTCATAACGGGACTCCGTTGGGTTATATCACGTTTTATTAGATATGCGGGAAATACTTTTTTAAATTCCGGGTATATGGAGTTTTTAACTTCTTTAGTAACCCCACCGGAAATTACACCCTTTTTATTCTCTGCGCCTTCAAGGGGCAATGTTTGAGACGCCAATCTAAGTATTCTTACAGGACTATTCGGACGCATGTTTTTCCACTCAATCGGATGCCGTCCTAAAAGCCTTGTCGTGTAATCGTGCATTACACCAGAAGTTTTCCCCGCCCGGTTACCACTGGCAATAAAAACAGTTTGATTCTCGCACCGCCTTAGAGCCCAACCTACAAAATTCGGCTGATAGGACAAGTATCCCGCGAACTGATTGGCCTGCGCTATGATCTCTTTTGTGAGTTTAACCGGTTCCATTCAAGTTTAGAAATAACAGATTATATTTACAACCGAAGCATCGCTGGCCGTGTAATCAACACATTTAAAATTTTTAATCGCTTCAATGTTCCTTAAACCAATCGAACTCCCCGCCATCATGGGAATCCCGCTTTTTAGGGTTTGGTCTGGTTTGCCCCCGGAAATACCGATCAGGCATCCATGAGTAGAGGTCGCATCGTAAACAGTCACTAAGGCGGCTTTGGCCATCTTTCCTTTAAGAGGATACCCTGTATAATCCAACGATACTAAAACTCCATCCACATTCGCTTGGGTCGCAACGGCTGCCGCAACCCCTACATTTTCATTATCTATATAGGCGGTCCCATTCCAAGAATCGAGAATAACGTACCCGGACCCATTCGTCCATGCACTAATGGAAACCTCAACGACCTTCGCAACGGCACCCCCATTACCAACGAGCCAATCACCGACATAAATTTGTGCGTCAACGTCATCGACGTTTAATTTCCACCGGCGATATAACCAAACATCCTGAGCAATACTTGTTATTGTATTACCGGGGACAATTTTCTGCTCTGTAAGCGGAATTCCTAAATCTTCGAATGTAAACATTTTAATTTCCTCCTTTTAATGTCCTATATGAGGCATCTTCGGAATATTGGGATGCCAAGGAATAAAAAATATTTCCGCTACGGCGATTACTCCCGAAAAAGCCCTATTCAAATATCCCCACGTGATAAGAAGTGCTCGGCCAGTTGAAGACGCCCAATCGCTTCCAACAATCGTTCCCGGTTTTGCAAATCCATCCGTTAAAATTGCGAATCTGTTTATTGCCATTAAAATATTCTCCGGTTAAGTTGCTTCCAAATCCGCTTGCTAAATTTCTTTAGTCCCGAATCTTCGATAACTTCAAACTTTCCTAATCTTGCCACCAAATCCTCGGCACCGACTTTGTTCAGTTCCCGTGCACGGTCTCTGATTTTATTGGAAAGGACTGAAATTCCGTTCGCGTATCCAAATCGTTCTCCCTTGGCAATTTTTTCAGCAAATTCAGCAAGGGCTAATTCGATATGCTCATCCTTATGCCCTTCTCCTTTTAGCCAGTTGGCAATGGAAACCGGGTCTCTTTTCTCGATTTCAAAAAGTTCTTTTATGGTTTTCTTCATAGTCTTTATACCGCCCTGGCAGCCGTAGTGTCATCATCCGACAGGTC